TTTCCATAGAAATCTGTCGTGGGTCCGTTGTGACAACTACTATTACGATGGTAACCGTGGTATTGCTTGGACAGCCGAGGTGTACAATAATAGTCGAGAAACTTGGATAGTCACTTTTTGTAAGTGTGGTAAGTTTGATCAAAATTATTGCACAGACCTCGGTAAACCATCCAATATAATCCTTCCGTATGAAACGTACATAGAGACAACGCTAGGTGGCCGCGTGCTTTACACAACACGCAGTGGTGCTCAGGTTACTGTGCCCACTCAGTTACTAGCTAAAGCCAAGATGTTCATTTCAGGGAAGGAACGTAGTGACGTTACATACCAACACCTATATGCCTATGTTAGGAAGGAAATGAGAGAATTGGAAAATGGTACAGTTGACCCTGCTGCCATAGATGTTATAGTAGCCCAGAGCTTCTCAGAAGGCGTGCATCGAGAGATTGCTGTGCGTGATTTTGTATTGAAGAAAACGAGCTACTTCAACATTTTGAATGAGCGTATAAAGTTCATTCCTGGTAAAAATTACTTTTTCTGGTCTTTGGCGTTAACGGCGTTGACTACGACTGTGGCGGTGAAGACCAGGTGTAGGGCTTTATTTAAGCCTACCCTATTGTTGCTGACGGGGTTCTTAGGATCCCAAGTGCTAAGTTGGAGGAGCTACATAGCAGACAAGGCTAGTAGGCTATACCATGACTGGCGAGCCTCTCCAAGCGTGTCTTGCTTTGTTGGAACTCTACCGAGCACAACCAGTGACAGGGAATTGCAACCAGTAGCTGATGGAGCAGGGGTGGACGACCGTAACGTTGAGATGAAAACTGATGATAAAAATGAGGCAGTAGTTCCGATTGGACCTTATATGTCGGGATCATTACCAACGTGTTTTAACAATAATTACCCAAACCAATTGACATCATTGAGGAATCGATGCACGCAGAAGGTGCCACTACCTTCTGCTGGATCTTTTCCGTCGCTTAACATCACAGAGTATTTGGATACCAGCGTAGAAATTACTGCTGTGTCTTTTGCAACATGGAATGCCAGGTTTCCAGGCAATCGTCGCAAACAACATTTGAAGGCCCAGAAGTCCTTGGAGATCACACCAATTTCAACTAATGATTGTACCCGCGCAACATTTGTTAAAGTGGAGAAAGGTCTCAAGAGTGACTCAATAGGATACAACGAGTCCGATCCTCGATGTATCCAGGGCACTTCTCATCGTGCGAATGTGGTACTGGGGCCATGGATGTTGGCGTTTTCGAAGGAACTAAGTCGGCAATGGTCCATCGGAAACACCATAGTGTATGCAGGAGGTATGACAGCTAATGATGTTGGAAAGTGGATGGAGCATGCCCAGAGAAATAGAGGTGTGTGGATAATTGTTATGGGGGATGATATGTTGGCCGTTAGAAATGATGGCAATGATATCTCCTATATTGAGAATGATTTCTCGCGATTTGACACCACCATATCCAGGGAAGCCCTGAAATTTGAATTCAGTATCTACGAGGCGTTCAGTGTACCTGAACAAGAAAGATTTGTGTTGCGACAGCAATTAAATACCATTGGTTATACCAACCTTGGAATCAAATATTTTTGTAAAGGTGGCCGAAAGTCAGGAGACCCAAATACATCTTGCGGCAACTCCCTTATCAACGGGATTGTGAGTCGTCACATTCTCGTTGATTTGGCTGCCACGTCAGAAGATCATATCACTAGCGCTTACGCCCGATTTGGTTTTAAATCAAAAACCAAGGTTTTGTACCGTCTGTGCGATGTTGAATTTTGCTCTAAGCTCTTTTGGACTGTAGGGGGCAAACTTGTCCTGGGCCCAAAACCCGGGAGGAGTTTACCCAAGATGGGTAGCTCGGTGAAGAAACTTAACCTCGTCGAAATTAAATCTTTTATAAAGGGACAATTAATCGATGGGTGGTTTGTGCCGGGGGTTTTAGAGTATCTAAAATGCCTTTTAGCTATACATCATGTTTCATTTGAGGACTTGGAGAAAAGCAAAGCCTACCATGAGTACATAAATCTTCACTCAGAATTGAAGTATCAAACGGAGTTACCCTATGAGAGTAGAGTCATGTTTGATGCCAGGTATGAGGAAATCGGCGTAACAACAGATATGTTAATCAGGGAGTTGAATGAGGCGTTAGCTCGCAGTGGACCCGGGGATGTTGTTTCAACCCCGAGTGTTGAGCTACTCCGTCGGTTCGACAATTAGTCGTCCTAGCGGGTCCTAAATAAGAATGTATGGAAACTATTGTGGTCCTTATTGGTCTGCCGGTAAATGGCAAACATCCGTTGTCGATGACTCTGTTGAGCCCATCGACGAATTGGATTCTCATTGTAGAGATCATGATGCTGTCTATGCTACTCGTGGTGATTTGGAAACTGCGGACCTTGACTTCGCACGTCGTACAGTTGGAAAGGGCTCTTTACCAACTGCGATGGGCCTATTGGTCGGGGCGCAGGGATTGTCCAGACGAGCCATTAAGCGTATGAGCAGAGGCAGCAAGCTGCGGGGTTCAAATAAGATGCCGTATAAGGAATTGGATGCTAAATCCAAAGACATTTTAACTAGAGCAGGTTATTTTGACTACGAAGTTGTGGACATGCCTAAGAAGAAGAATAAGCCTAAGCCAACACCAGCAGTTTTGAAAGCACCGGTTATGGAGATTCCTGTCAAAAGGAAACCCCTTCCTGTCAAAAATGCCGTTGGTAAGGGCAGCCTCGACTTCGCACCCGTCGCTATGGGTGGTGTGGTTCGCAGCAATATGCGCCGAGTTCTTCATGAGAAGTACCAGAGTGCCCGGATAGCTGGTTCTAGCTACGGGTCCCGGTGCAACATCAGGAACTCTAGCGTAGTACGTCAGTACTACTTATGTAGTGTAATACCAATGAATCCAGCTCATTTTACTGATCGGTTCGCGGAAATTTACTCCGGTATGTTCGAGAAATATAGATTCAAGAACCTGGAGATAGAATACTTTTCCGAGAGTCCTACGTCAGTGGCTGGGGGCATAGTGATTTGCTACGTGGAGGATATAGCTGCCACATTACCCACTGAACTGAATGGGGGTGTACTACAACAGACCATGAGTCAAATGAATGCCACTTGGACTAACGTCTGGAATCATGTGCATGGAGTTAAGGTGCCTCTGCCGGATACTCGGTGGCGATTTACTAATACCACCGTTGGCAAGAGTCTTAACGACATGTACGCAGGGTACATAGTTGCATATATGGACGTACCAGCAGGAACCACTGATTTTGGTGGTAACTTGGCGGTCCATTATGATGTTGAATTTGAGTCTAGAACTCTCGTTCAGCCAACGAATGTGCCCCGCTCTCCGGGCGCCCGAGCAGTTTGGAATATTGGATCTGGGACTGCTGGTGCTGTAGTTATTTGTAGCCTTAATACCCTAGCAGGGGCAACTCATGTTGGGGGTGTAGGCATGGCGTATGTGGACACATTGGACAGTACTCTTGGAACTGGTCCTGCTTCGTTCGATGCGCTATTGTCTACTGAGGGGGCTAAAGGCAACGTGCAGCTTACTTCTGGGTCCCCAATTTTCTTTGCACTGCATGATGTCACTGGGAACGTTGGAAATCTGTACCCGGACTATGAGTCTGCTGTAACGGATTCCAACGAGATCATCTACCAAACGACCACCACAACTGACACATTTCTGTCTGTTATGGGTTATTGGATCATATCTAATCCTGCCATCGAAGCTTAATTAGGACGGCGGCTCCAGCCAATGGAGATGGGCAACATGGCCAAATCCATGTTCATGGGTCTCTGCAGTTCCCATGTTAATATTCACGCGCTGCAGCACTAGGGGGGCTTTAATAATACCCAGT